TTAACTTTTAAATAACTTTATGACCCACATACCCGTAGCCCTTGCGATCCAACTCTTACTAGCCCCTTTTGGCTTGTGGGTTGGGGCGGCTGCGGCGTCTGCGTTCTTTATAGGGCGCGAAGTTACTCAAGCTGAGTACCGCAACATTGCGGCTAACTACGGCGGCAAACGCGCTAGTATGCCGTGGTATGGTGGCTTTCAAAAACAAGCTTGGACAACCAAAGGACTGCTTGATTGGGTTTTGCCAAGCGCTGTAACTGTAATGGTTGCTTTTGCTGTAAGATAAACAAACCCGTACTGGTGCGGTTCACCAGGGGATCATTGAGATTCAAAAATGACTGAAGAAGTCCAACAACCCTTAGCGGAAGTAGACTCCGCGCCAGCTCCAGAAGTGACGGCCACTCAGGAAGCAACTCAAACGCCGGAAGTCGCTGAAGAAGCAAAAGAGCAATCGAGGGTTTTTACCCAAGAGGAACTTGATGCAGCCATCGGCAAACGACTTGCAAGAGAGCAACGTAAGTGGGAAAGAGAGCAGACCCAACGTCAGGCGGAAGCCCAGACGCTGAGAGCGCCAGCAGACATCCCGCCAGTCGATCAGTTTGAAAGCCCTGAAGCCTATGCAGACGCATTGGCCTATCAGAAAGCCGAAGAACTGCTTGCCCAGCGAGAACAAGCAAGGCAGCAATCTGCGATCCTTGAGACTTATCATGAAAAGGAAGAAGAAGCTCGGACGAAATACGATGACTTTGAACAAGTCGCGTACAACCCCAAGCTCCCAATCACGACCGTGATGGCTCAGACGATCCAATCCTCGGACATTGGCCCTGAAGTAGCTTACTACCTCGGTGCTAACCCTAAGGAAGCCGACCGTATCTCTCGTCTTGCGCCTATCATGCAAGCCAAAGAAATTGGGCGAATTGAGGCCAAATTGGCCACCGATCCTCCCGTAAAAAGAACCACGTCTGCGCCAGCACCGATTTCGCCTGTTACTGCTCGATCCACTGGATCACCGGCCTATGACACTACGGATCCACGGTCTACCAAGACCATGACTGATTCGCAGTGGATTGAAGCTGAAAGAGCACGGCAGTTGAAAAAATGGCAAGCACAGGCAAACCGCTAAACAATTTTTGAAGGATTTTTTCCATGTCTAACAGTATCTTAACGATCGACATGATCACCCGTAAAGCTCTCGAGATCCTCGAGAACAACCTGGTGCTCACCCGTAACGTGAACCGTCAGTACGACGACAGCTTCGCTGTTGAAGGTGCCAAGATTGGTTCTACCCTGCGTATCCGCCTGCCCGACCGCGCTTTGGTGACCGACGGTGCCGCCCTGCAAGTTCAGGACGACAACGAACAGTTCACCACTTTGTCTGTGGCCAGCCAAAAGCACATTGGTGTCAACTTCACATCTGCTGAATTGACCATGCAATTGGATGACTTCGCAGAGCGTGTGTTGAAGCCTCGTATTAGCCAATTGGCCTCCAGCATTGATGCTGACGTCGCCAATGCGTACAAAACCATCGGTAACACCGTTGGCACCCCTGGCACCACTCCTTCTACTTCTTTGGTCTTGTTGCAAGCCCAGCAGAAGCTGAACGAAAACGCTGCCGTGATGTCACCACGTTACGCCACCGTCAACCCTGCCGCTAACGCTGGCTTGGTCGAAGGCATGAAAGGTTTGTTCAACCCCACCGACACCATCAGCAAGCAGTTCAAGAACGGCATGATGGGCACTGGCGTGTTGGGCTTCGACGAAGTGAACATGTCTCAGTCCATCAAACAGCACACCACTGGCTCACGTGATGCTTCTGCATCTACCAGCACCAGCGCCGCTGTGACTTCTGAAGGCTCTTCCACTTTGACTCTGGCCCAAGGCTCTGTGACCACTACCATCGCCGCTGGCGACGTGTTCACTATTGCTGACTGCTTTGCCGTCAACCCACAAACCCGTGAAACCACTGGTTCTTTGTTCCAATTCGTAGCTTTGGCCAACGCCACTGCTGTGGCTGGCACTTGGACTGTGACTGTTGCGCCCATGTACTCGGCCAACCACGCACTGGCTACCATGAACGTGCTGCCACAAAACAGCAAGGCCGTGACCTTTGTGGGCGCTGCTTCTACTGCTTACGCACAAAACTTGGTCTACCACAAAGACGCGATCACTTTTGCGACCGCCGACTTGTTGTTGCCCCAAGGCGTCGATATGGCTGCTCGCGCAGTTCATAACGGTATCAGCTTGCGCGTTGTTCGTCAGTACGACATCAACAACGACCGTATGCCTTGCCGTATTGACGTTCTGTATGGCTTCAGCACCATTCGTCCACAGATGGCCTGCCGCATCTGGGGTTGATCAAAAACTTTTTTGAAGGAAAATTATCATGGCATTACCTAACGGCGCAGGCGGTTACCAACTTGGTGACGGCAATTTAACTGAAGCAGTGATGGGCGTTCAGACCATCCCTGCTACATTGACTGGTGACACCACATTGACTGCGGCTCAAGTTGCAGTTGGTTTGGTTGTTTGTAAAAAAGCATCGGACGCTACATTGACAGTGACTCTGCCTACAGCAGCGTTGCTTGATGCAGCAGTTCCAAGCGCAAAAATTGGCTCGTCTTTTGACTTGACAATTTGCAACGACAACAACTCTGGTTCATCCTCTACAGTCCCTGTCACCACAGGCACTGGTATTACTGTTGTTGGTTCAGTCACTGTCCCACGTTTCGGTGCGCACACATACCGTTTCGTGAAGACTGGCGACGCAACCTACTCGGCGTTTTTGATGTAATTAATGGGGGCTTCGGCCCCTATTTTTTAAAGGAACATAATCATGCCAAATACAAAAGCTGTAGGCGTCGCGTTTGAAGACGCGCAACTTGACGGCGCAATCATGGGCAAAGCTGGTGGAACTGCGGGTTTCTACGGAACCACGCCAGTCACGCAAGCTGCGGCCATTACTGCGGTTACCAACACCGCTTCAGGAACTGAGCTGGCTACCGCCATCAATGCTCTTCGTGTTGCGTTGAAAAACATTGGCATCACTGCCTAAACCAACTAGGGGGCTAATCACCCCCTTCTTTATATGCAAATTTATCTTCAGCATCCCGTTCATGGCCGCAAAATAGCTTACATGGAGCTAGAGGCCGAATTTGATGAAAAAAATGGCTGGGTACGCTATACTTTGGACACGCCTGTTGACCAAGAGGCGGCTCCTGTCGCAAACGAACTGGAAGTTAAACGTCGTCGTGGCCGACCCAGTTTAGAGGCGGCAGAACAAGGAGCGTAACATGGCCATTTACACCGCTGGCGATCAGATCAATAGAGCATTGAGATTGCTCGGCGTATTGGCTGAAGGTGAGGCACCTTCCGCATCTGTGTCTCAAGACGCCCTGATGGCGTTGAACCAGATGATCGACTCTTGGAACACCGAGCGCCTGTCTGTATTTTGTACCCAAGACCAAATTTTTACTTGGCCTGCTGGCGAAATTAAACGCACACTAGGCCCATCGGGTAACTTTGCAGGGCTGCGCCCAGTTTTGCTGGACGACGCCACCTACTACCGTGACCCAGGCACTAACGTGTCTTTCGGTATCAAGTTCATCAATCAACAACAGTACAACGGCATTGCGGTTAAAACCGTGACGTCTACATACCCGCAGGTCATTTTTGTCAACATGACATACCCTGATGTTGAAATGTATGTCTACCCACGGCCCACACGGGACTTGGAATGGCACTTTGTATCAGTTGAAAAGCTGAGTGAGCCTGCAACATTGGCGACTGACATCTTGTTTCCGCCAGGCTATTTGCGAGCATTTGTCTACAACTTGGCGATGGAATTTGCCCCTGAGTTTGGCGTGGAGCCAAGCCCCCAAGTGCAGCGCATCGCCATGACCAGCAAGCGCAACCTGAAGCGCATCAACAACCCTGATGACGTGATGTCGATGCCCTACGCCATCGTGGCCACACGTCAGCGGTTCAACATCTACGCGGGTAATTACTGATGAAGACGCCGATTCTTGGGTCGGCCTACGTTGCTCGCAGTATCAACGCTGCGGATGCTCGCATGGTCAATCTGTTTCCCGAAATTATTCCTGAAGGCGGCAAAGAACCTGCGTACCTACAGCGTTGCCCAGGGTTAAACTTGTTGGCCACAGTCGGCACGGGGCCTATTCGAGGCGTGTGGTCGTTTTCGTCCATATCTACGGTTGCGTTTGTTGTCTCAGGCACTAGCCTGTACAAGATCAACACCAACTACACTGCTACGTTGCTTGGCACCATAGCAGGTACAGGACCGGTCAGCATTGCCGATAACGGCACCCAAGTGTTTATCGCGGCCAATGGGCCAAGCTATATTTACAACAATACCACCAATGTTTTTGCCCAGATCACTGACCCTGATTTTCCTGGCGCGGTGTCTGTAGGTTTTTTGGACGGCTATTTTGTTTTTAACGAGCCAAACAGTCAAAAAATTTGGATTACCAGTTTGCTTGATGGCTTATCCGTTGACCCATTAGATTTTGCCAGTGCTGAAGGTTCACCAGACGGTGTGGTTGGTTTGATTGTTGACCACCGTGAGGTTTGGATTTTTGGCACAAATTCGGTTGAGGTCTGGTACGACGCAGGCACCCAAGACTTTCCTTTGCAACGCATCCAAGGCGCGTTTAACGAAATTGGTTGCGCTTCCGCTTACACGATAGCTAAGATGGACAACGGCGTTTTTTGGCTTGGTTCTGACGCCCGTGGGCGAGGTATCGTTTACCGAGCCAACGGCTACACCGGCCAACGCATCAGCACCCACGCAGTTGAGTGGCATATCCAACAGTACGGTAGCTTGTCGGACGCCCTAGCCTACACATACCAACAAGATGGCCATGCGTTTTATGTGCTGATATTTCCAAACGCCAACACTACTTGGGTGTACGACGTAGCCACTCAAGCGTGGCATGAACGAGCTGGCTGGAACAACGGCGAGTTCACACGCCATCGCAGTAACTGTCAGATGGTGTTTAACAACGAAATTATTGTCGGCGACTTTGAGAACGGCAATATCTATTCTTTTGACATGGAAGTCTACGCTGACAACAGCCAGATTCAAAAATGGTTGCGCTCATGGCGAGCGTTGCCAACCGGCCAAAACAATCTCAAACGTACGGCGCACCATAGCCTGCAATTGGATTGCGAAGCAGGCGTTGGCTTAAATCTTGGCCAAGGCTCTGACCCCCAAGTTATGTTGCGCTGGTCGGATGACGGTGGTCACACTTGGTCAAATGAGCATTGGTCACCGCTTGGCAAGATCGGCGCGTATGGCCAACGAACTTTCTGGCGTCGGTTGGGCATGACGCTCAAGCTGCGCGACCGTGTATATGAGCTTTCAGGCACTGACCCCAACAAGATTGCCATCATGGGGGCTGAATTGATCATAAGCCCAACCAACGCCTAACTATGGCAAACGTAGACCTTACCAATATCACACCACCGCGAGTGCCGCTGACTGACCAGCGCACCGGCCTAATCTCGCGTGAGTGGTATCGCTTTTTTCTAAATTTGTTTGAGCTAACTGGCGGCGGTAAAAACACCACCTCTTTGACCGACTTGCAGTTAGGCCCACCACCGCTGACGCAAGAAGACTTGGCCAACATTGACGTAGACGTTCAAACGCAAAACTACGCGCTTGACCAAATAGCTGAGATGCAAAAGCAGATTCAAGCGTTGCAACTTCAAACCAATTACCAAACCAATGACTTTGCAGAAATGCAAAAACAGATTCAAGCGTTGCAACTTACCCCTCCGCCAAGGGAGTTCAAACTGGCAAGGTACGGATCTTTTTACGACACCACTACGCAAACAGCCACCACAATCAATACGGCCAAAGCCATTACGTTTAACACAACAGACTTAAGCAATGGGGTGTTTATTGGCAGTCCAACATCAAGGATTGTGGTTGACAGCGAAGGCATCTACAACTTTGCTCTCAGCTTTCAAATTGACAAAACATCGGGCGGTACTGCCGAGTTCTACATTTGGTTCAGATTAAATGGTGTCAACATTGACGACAGCGCAGGTTTAATTCGTATTCAGGGTAATGATGCCGAAATATTTTCTGCCTACAACTTGTTTTTAGATTTAAAAGCCAACGATTACGTTGAGATAATGTTTTCAGTAAGCGACTTGGATGTTGAAT